GTTAACTCACCGGCAATCGAGGTAGACTTTGTCGCTTTATCAAAAGTAAAGGTAGAATTTAAAGAGGTAGACAAAGATAAGAGAATACTGTTAGGCCCGGCATTGATACCGAACAAACAGATCTACCGGGAAGATGAGGAAAACGGAAAGTATTACATTTGGTTTAGTAAAGACACTATACGCAAAGCAAGTGAGTTATTCTTTAAGAACCACAATCAAGACAAAGCAACATTTGAACACGTTGAGCCGGTACAAGGAATGACAGTAGTAGAGAGTTGGTTGGTAGATGATACAGTTACCGACAAATCTGCATTGTATGGCTTCTCGATGCCTAAAGGAACTTGGATGATGTCTATGAAAGTAGACAACGATGAGGTTTGGAATATGGTAAAGGGTGGAACCGTTAAAGGTTTTAGTATCGAGGGATATTTTGCCGATAAGTTAAATATGAAAAAGCATACCCCAAAGGATGCAGTCATTAACATACTTAAGGAATGGAACGTAAAGCAAAGCCGGAAGTAATAACCCCAAGCAGAACATCACCGGAAGGCACAGATTATGGATGTCTTTGCCCGGATAATACTTATCATCCGGATTGTTGTAACGGTGACTTACACGCACAAGGTGTTGGACAACTGTATAACGGAAGTCAACGAGTGTTGAACCAAACTATAAATGAACGAATAATTATAAGACAAAATGGCTAAGAGTATTGCAGAATTAAACAGAGAACTACAAAGTAAAATGGGAGTGTTGAATAAAGGTATTGCTTTAAATAGAAAAGCGAGTAATATCAGAAAGACATTTGAATTATTACGAGAAGAACAAGTGCGATTACAGCAGTTATATCAGTCCTTACAAGTAATAATCGATGACTTATATAAAGCTATTGAAGAAGCACCCGATAACACAAAGCTTGTCGATCTTCGCAGAAGCGAGTATTTACTTAAGATTGTAGAGGAACGCAAAAAGCAATTAGAGGGTGGTGATAAAGAAATTGCGACAGAAACACGAATTTGAGTTATATAAGTATGAGCGTACAGAAGATAATTGCAAAATTAAATAAGTCAACTAAAACTATTAGGGTAGATTTAGAGACTGTATCAAAAATTACTGATACTGCAAATAACTTTAAAAACGATATTAAGCGTGTAACATCAAATATTACGGAGCATCTTGAGAATGTTAAGAGTAGCATGTTTTATGTAGACGAACAACTCGGATATTTAGTTGAGTATATTCCAGTAATGCAAGAAGCGTTAGCTACTGCGCAAGAATTAGGAATAACCGCTGCAACTGATAAGCAAATAGAAAGGCTACAAATGGCAATAGAGATGGCAGAGAGATATGCAGAATATCAAACATTTACAAGTACATCAAAAATGATGTTAAAAGAAATCATAAATCACCCACTTTTTAGACAATAAATATGAGCACAAATAAAGTTATTACGAAACTGCATAAAAACAGAGTTCAAAGCTTAAGAACTGTAAACCTTAACAGAATAGGCGAAGTTACTGCTAACATTATGAATGCGACAGAAGTTGTTTATGAAGCAAGGAATGAAGTCATTACATTACAAGGAAACTTAGAGGCTATCTTAGGAGAAGTCAAAAGTTCTATCGTTATAATGTCAAAACTTGAAGCTGAGGTAGCTGATATTGAAGCAGCTATTATTGACTTAGGACTAACGGTTCCCGATGATTTACAACAAGCATTAGATAATATAGATGCGGTTGCAAATTCGGGTTTAGAGATTTCGTTAGAAGAAGCTATTTCTGCATTACAATCATTTAGAAATCAATTACAAGGTTTAGGGTAATGAATAACACAATAAACATATTAGCAAAGTTATCTGCTATGCAGAAGACTGCTACAAAATTAAAAACGAAACAAGTTAAACTTGGTAGAGTTGATGAACTTGCAGATGATATTCAACGTAATGCAGAAGAAGTATCTGCTATTATAGACCAAGTTGCAAATTGGGTAGGTCAATCGTTACAGTATATGAGTGAATTAAACTCGTTACAAAGTCAGACAGAAAGCCTTTACCAACAAGCTATGGAAACATATGCAGATATCCAAGATTTAGGATTAGATATGCCACAAAGGTTAGAAGATGCAACCGGTCAAGCGCAAATGATTGTGGAGTTAAGTATTGGTACTTTGACTAACAACTTAGAGGCTGCTGAACAAATATTAAATCAATCTATAATTATTGCATAATGAAAGCAACACAAGTTTTAAAAAAGATAAGCACTGCGTTAGGGTTAAAAGTAGAACTCGAGCAGATAAAATTAGTGGATGGTGTAACTATCCTTGAAGCCGAAGCGTTTGAGCCGGGAGCAGAAGTTTTTATCGTAATGGAAGAAGAACTAATACCACTTGCAGTAGGTGAATACGAACTTGAAGATGGTCGTATGATTACTGTTGAGCAAGAGGGAGTTATCGCTAATGTTGCCGAAGGAGATGTTGAAACACCGGAAGAACAAGTAAACGAACCTGCAGAAGCACCGGTACAACAAGGAGCAGACAGATTACCTAAAAAAGTAATCGAGAGTATTGTTCACGAACAACATTTTGGTAAACAACCAAAAGGTAAAATGGAAGACCACCCGGAAGGAGCGGTTGCTCCGGAAGATGTAGTGTCAACGGTAGAGGAAGCCGAAGCGGTAGTGACAGAAGAAATCGTTGCAATCGTAGACGAATTAACACCGGACACAGTAACAGAAGGTGACGCTTCTGAAATAGCTAACGATGTTCTTACCGCTATTACTGATACAATTGCATCTATGCCGGAAGAAGTAGCACAATCAGCCTTAAGTAAAGTTAAGAAATACGGACGTACAAAGATGAGTGAGGAAGAGGCTGCGGTTATCGAGGGTGCTCAAGCAGAAGTCGTGTCAGCGGTAACGGAAGCGGTAAATGCCGGAACTCCGGAAGAAGTAACACCGGAGATAAGTCAAGAGATTGCAGCGACTATCGTTGAAGCAGTAGTAGAGATTGTAGCGGAGCAACCGGCTGAAATGAGTAAGCAGATATTCCGTAGATCTAAACCGAAAACAAGTAAGGTAAAAAACTCGGCTGTAATGAAGCGAGTTGATATGGCAAAGGCGAAGATTGAGAAGCTAAAAGAAAAGCGAGTACAAGCATCCGCAAAGCCAATTAAACACAATCCGGAGAACAAGAAAAAGGTAACCGATACATATAGGATTTCTCCGAACAAGCCTATGGGTTACACAGATAAAATATTTAGCAAATTGTTTAACTAATAAAATAAAAAGAAATGCCAACAACATTAACAATCAACACCACGTATGCCGGTGAGAGCGCAAAGAAGTACATTTCAGCAGCGTTGTTATCAGCAAACACCATTGAGAACGGAGGGGTAACTGTATTGCCTAACGTAAAGTTCCGTACTACAATGAAGAAAGTATCAAGTAACGATATTCTTAAGAATGCTACTTGTGACTTTGACCCTACTTCAACGGTAACTCTTACTGAAAGAGTATTGGAGCCGAAGGAGTTGCAAGTAAACATTCAATTTTGTCGTGAAGATTTCCGCTCAGATTGGGATGCAATTTCTATGGGTTACTCAGCTTATGATAACCTTCCACCTTCTTTTCAGGAGTTTATCATTGCACACTTTATCTCTAAAGTAGCAGAGAAGAACGAGCAAAACTTATGGAGAGGTGTAAATGCAAATACTGGAGAATACGATGGTATCGGTACTATTATCTCTAACAACCTTGCATCTATTCCGGCTAACCAAAAAATCGCTGCAATCGGTGGTGGTATCACTGCTTCTAACGTAATTCAAGAGTTAGGTAAAGTAGTAGACCAATTACCTTCATCTGTATATGGAAACGAAGGTCTTAAATTGTATGTTCCACAACAAGTTGCAAGACACTACATCCGTGCTTTAGGTGGGTTTGTATCAGGTATCGGTGCAGCCGGTTTGAACAATCAAGGAACTACTTGGTATAACGGAAACGCTAATGCCTTGACATTCGATGGTATTCCAATCTTTATGGCTAACGGATTGCCAACAAACAAAATGGTTGCAACTACTGCAGACAACTTGTTCTTTGGTACCGGAGTGGAAAATGATAAAAATGAGGTGCGTTTGATAGACATGGCTCCAACTGACGGTTCGCAAAATGTAAGATTTGTAATGCGTATGACCGGAGCTTGTCAAATCGGTATCTTGGAAGACATCGTAACATACGGATATTAATTGTTTAACCCTTTAAAAATTGAGATATGCCTTGTTTAATTACTAACGGTCGTCAAGAAGAATGTAAGGATAGCATATCCGGGTTACAAGCAATATACTTTATTAACTACGGTATTGCGCCAACGGATATCACTTACAACACCCCGGCAGAACCGGATGAAATTTTATCTATCGCTAACGTAACAGATGTATATAAGTACGAGTTAAAAGGAGCAAACACGTTTGAGCAGACTATCAATTCAAGTCGTGAGAACGGTACTACATTCTTTCAGCAAACACTTACAATTCAAATGAAGCGTCAAGATGTGCAAACACACCGAAACGTGAAGTTATTAGCGTATGGAAGACCACATATTATTGTTCACACTCGTAACAACCAATGGTTCTTAATGGGTGCGTTTGAAGGAGCAGATGTAACTGCCGGAAACGTATCGAGCGGAACTGCTTACGGTGACTTTAATGGATATGGATTGACGTTTGAAGCTAACGAGAAAATACCCGCTAATTTCATACAAACAACCGATGAAGTCGATTTAATTACAAACGTGCTTAATGGAGCAAACCTTGTAACGACATAATCCTGCTTTTCTCCTAAGAATAG